CGTGTGCTCTTTCGATCTAAGTGTTTTTAACACGCCTAACGGTAACGATGGATCGTGATTAAGTAGATGCTTGATTCTTGGTAAAGATGATTGAGGCCCTTGTTCTTTTATTGTCTTAGTAAATGCGCCTGGTCTGATGATATCGCCATCACCATCCACATTATTGAACTTAGAAAAGTAACCTGTTACAATGCCTTGCTTTGGATTCATATCCATTATCTCGGCTGTAAGTACCTCTGTCTTTATGTTGAATATATTCTGCACAGTATAAAGTTAATTTAATTTGATTTAATTACAAAAATTTATCTTCTGATTATTCTTCCCTGACTATCTCGCTTAGCATTAAATGCAACAACAAATCTGCAATTAACAATCTCTGCTGCAGGAACAGGCAATCCGTTAGGCTGCTTTCTTACACCAGGCTGCATCATTTGAATGTCTCCAAGCTTCTGCGACTTTAATGTAAATGGTTCTTCAATATCAATCTTTGTGCCATCAATGGTTACATGGTTTGCCCATGCGTTATGCCTTGTTCTTTTATCCTTAACTGATATCCATACCTTTTGCATCACGTTGCCTGATGTCTGAGCATAGATCATAGCCGCACCATTGGCAGCAGTAACGGTCTCTGTTCTTGCAATACGTCTAGCTCTCATTGCTCCTAGTTCTGAGCTTGTTGTTATCTGTCTCACTATATCATCAAATGATGCACCGGTTATAGCTGCATCTGATAGTATCTTTTGTATTACTGCTTTTGTGTATGCTGTGATATCCTCTGCGTCATTTAACAAATCAATGCCGTAATATTGACGCATCAACTCCACTATCCTTTCATTGAATCCCATCTGCCCTGTAGCTTTTGTCATTGACACCTTAGCAATCCTTGCCCATCTTGGACCAACAGTCTTATAAAGATTATTTAGCACAGTATAAATGGGAAATGATGGGATAGCCATTACATCCTGAGTCTTAAGGAATGCAGCCACTTGAATCTTTAACGCAGCCACAAACTTCTTCTCATAATACTTCTCGTATCTCTGTTGGAATTTCTGCCACTCGTAGAAGTATTTATTTTGCTCTGCTTTTGTCATTTAATCTCTCGGCTAATGTTAATTTGACTTGCTCTATCTTCCAGTTGTTTTGATCTCGCTTTCTTGGACATGAAGGTGTCGGTAATTCCGACAAGATCAATAAAAATATCTTATTCTCTATCATGCTCACTATCTGCTCTATTGATTTTGTTTCTGTCATCTTGACTTTTATCTATAAAATATACCCATGTCACTGATATGATTGCCACACAAATAAATTCTATCAAATATATTCTCCACATTACTCACCAGGCATTGTGACATCAGGAACAGCTCCTAAGTCTGTTATCAATTGCTTACCTGCATCAATTATTATCTGGTCCATCAATGGCTCTTCTAATTCCTCAAAGCCCATCATATCTCTCTTCTCATTAGGTGTAGTCCACCACATTGCATTAAGTGCATCAGCTTGCATCTTCATATCTTCCTGAAGTGCAGGTATCTCTGACAAGTCAATCTCAATGGTTCTCTTCACGCCATCCATTGCATACATTGGAACCACACCCTTAAGGAGTGCATCTCTGAATAGATAGATATTCGGCAATATCGAATTAGTATAAAGTAACTTCTCAGCAGATGCTACGTTATTATATGTGCTGCTGTCTTGATTGTTTAATAATATCTCAGGAAACTTATATGCATTGCATAACTTAGTGAAATCAATACCAGCCAAATCACTAACATCCATATCAGCCAAGGATAAGCCAAGAGGAAGATAACCCATCTCTCCTGCAGCAAAGTATGGCGCACCCTTATTAGAAGAATTACGCAGATAATTAGCAAAGTCATTTTTTCTCTGTCCTAAAGTTTCTATTGCAAAATCGCTCTTCTCATACACTATACCAGGAACGCCACCATTCTGCATCTGTGCTACTGATGCATCCATACCAGCATTCCATCTTGTTAGTCTTTTAGTCAATACTTGCAATGGACTCAACCCACGCCACTGCTGACCATTGGTTATTGATGGATTATAATATTTCACGTGGATCACTTCCTCAGTTGATAACACGCCATCAAATCCCATGTCAAAGTATCTGTAACCAGTTACACGCTGAGGGAACTCCTGACTGATATTCACTATCACATTTGCGCCCTTCATTGGATGAAGAATAACCTTACCGGCATTCGGTCCTAACTCAATCACTTCCTTATACAAGAACAGCTCACCAGTTATGTAAAGGATTGTGTAATACATTACTTTGTCCTCATATGATAAGTTATTCAAGAACTCTACAAACTTATCCTGCTCTGGTAGATCCTGCATTGCCTTGCTTTGGTAATGTTTACCTATGAGTGATGTCTTTGAGTACTTCTTCATTGACTTCATCATACTGTCATCTACAACCTCATAGCCATACATTGGAATCCTTGCTGCAGTCTGTGCTAAGTATGATACAATGGAATACACATCATCAACTGTGATGTATGTGTTGATGTTCTCAACATCTTGCCAGGATGGGTAGATACTTGTTGAAACATTTATTGCAGTGGATACATTTGTCCGTTGAAGTGCTTTAACTTGTTGTTGTAGAGATTTAACAATCTTCGTCTGTCCGAAGAGTCTATCAATCATTCCCATATGCGAATACCATTTTAGGTTTTAATTCAAATATTTCCCTCATCATAAACATATCAAGCAAATCCGGTGAGTCACCGTTAAGCTTCACCTTCATCTCATCCTTACCAATAATCCTCAGCTTACCATCATTGTCAGCCTTATCCCTCTTAATGGCTTTCCTCTCATACATAAACCGCTGGCGAATGGTCATCTGATTATCATACATCTTATCAGCCACCTTCTTATTTATCTTCATCTGACCGTTCCTAACCCTGTCGCCTGTACGATAATAACACTGAGTCTTAAGATTAAAGTAGTTCTCTTTTATTAGCCTTCCTGATGCCTCATCCTTAACCGCCAATGGCGCAGCACCACCATTAAATGGAACCGCACCACGAATGAAGCCATCTATGTAACTTCCTACACCATCGCTGTCATAACAAATATAACGATTTTCTACTGAATACTTTTTAGCCATGCCTGAAATTAATTCAATAACTTGTTTTCCATCACTCTTATCCATAAGCTCAATATCACACAGTTCCATCCCTTCCCAATATCCAACCACAAGCTTATTGCTTCCCTTCATTGCAATATCTGCTGTGATATACTTGCCAGTTTTGTCAACGCCTTTAAGATTCTCAAACAATCCCATGAACACATCATGCTCATAAATATCCATTGGACTGTTGCTTATCTTCCATCTGCCTTCTAGCAATTGCCTCCTGGTATCCTCATCTTGGCTTAGCAAGTTACCAGGATATGATGGATCATTTTGCAACCCCATCTTATTGTCGTAGATGGAACCGGATACAAACGTTACTGACTTGATAAAATCTTCTTTCTTTAATCCTGAATCCTCCATCATTGGTTTGATGATATGCTCAGCCTTATCATACACCTCATCATAATTATCACCCCAAATATAATCGTGGCCGTACTTGATGAAGTATCTCACCACGCCTCTACGTTCCAATATTGGAAAGCCTGTGTCTGCATCTATCCACCAACTGATAAGCTTATACACCCATGACTCAGGATCAGGATTGCATGTGGCCCTAACATATGGCTTGACACCACACCCCGACCTATTACGACTAAGCAGATAAAAGAACATGGACTCAGTGAAGTGAGTCAGCTCATCAAAGCCTAAGAAAGGTATCTGCGCACCTTGCCAGTCATACTTATTCTTCTCAAACTCCAAATGCCGAAATGAAATCTTTGCTCCTGATGGGAACTTCCAATCGAGTGAAGACTCTCTTGGCTCAGCATTAAGCAATGGGTAAAGCTTTACAGATGTATCCCACAAACCGCCCTCGTTCCTGATCTGGACGCTGGTCCTTCTAAATATCACACCACCAAAGCCTGGTATTGTCACATGTCGTAGTGGATCGAGAAGCAGTGCGAATGTCTTGCCGACAAATGCAGCCGCTCCACCAATCACGATCTCCGCCTTACTACTCAGCGCCATCTGTTGATAGCCTACTTGTTGCCCTATGTATGTTACTTGTTGATTGACTTATCCGATGTTATTGTCTTATCAAGATCAAACTCAT